CATCTGGTCAAAGTCAATATAACGCTCGGACCTCTGTTGATTGGCAATTGCGTTTGCTGCTATGGTGTCAAGCGGATTATACTGCTCTTTCTTAAATTGCTGACCTGACGCCGATTTGAACCTTGTAGAATACTTATCAAGATGCTGTCTGCGTATTTTTCGACCCGACTCAGACCGGTAACTGATAATCGGACCAGAGAACAGCCGAGTAAGAGCACGGAATAGTTGAGATTCTCTATTTGCTGGGTTTTTGCCTTGCTTTACGTTTCTGGGTGCCATTAAATTCTCACTTAATTATCCACATATATTGGGAGTATAGATTTCTTGCTTCGTTCATTTTACTAGTTTGATCTTCGCCCGTGTAGCCAATTTGTCCTTTTATCTGTGTACTAAGAGTTGTTCTGGAAGTCATTATTGAGTCAACGAACGCTTTTTGGTAGTTTAAGTCTCGGGCGCTTGTCTGGAGGGCGGTGTCTCTAACCCAGCAGCAAATCGCAAGAGCCATCACTAAGTCATCGTTATAACCTCTCATAGCTTGTGGCTTTCCGTTGTACCAAATAAAAGTGCGAAACTCATTTGCCAAACGCGAAGAATATGTCTTAACTAGTTTGTTTCGAACAAACTCTTCTAACTTTGCGACAATCAAAGGTCTGGTCTTGCTTGTAGTTGAAAAGCCAGCGATAGCACCTGTGCGGTGCTCGCCTAAATGCTGGTCAATGTACTCGTGTGTGGATTTGATCGAGTAATACAAATTTGGATAAGCATACTCTACAAGCTTATCGATAACAGTGTAGCCAATAGAGTTGTTTTCTACAACCAACATACAGTTGCCGTATTCCCTGCCAACTTGATTCAACATATTCGCATAGAGATCTGGCGTTGGTTTACCCATATATTCGCCCACAATCTCCATTGTTTCAAGTTTGAGAATATGGAATGTAGAGCTATCAGCACCATCACCTCTTGCTACATCTGCTGCAAGCAGATAATTACAACTTGGGTCGTATTCCTCCCAAATCCAAAAGTTTCTGTCGAAGCCTGTTTTGTGTTTTGGTTCTTGGATGTTGGACATAATCCACTCCATGTTGTCTGGGTCTATAACAGTCTCACCAGAAGTATTGAAGTTACATTCCAACTCCTGGGCAATTTGTCGGCGCGACATGTTTTTGGTTTCTTTCTTGAACCATTCTTCGTCCCTCTCAGGGTGAACATCCCACATAAGAGTTGTGAGATAAAAATTATTGTCGTTACTCTCAGCACCTATGCAGGTCTTATGAAACCAGTTGCCAACACCGTTTGGTGTAGAAATTGCGATGCAACGACCACCAGTTGATAGCGTTGGGTATAGACCAGTCCAAAGATCTTCAAGACCTTCAATGTGCGCAGCCTCGTCAAGAACAAGAAGAGACAGCGCCTCGGAACGACCGGCATCGCCAGAGGTAGAGGCTGCCTTAATTGAAGAACCATTTGACAACTCAAAAGACGTGCGGTTGTCAGTTGTAATGCTTGCTATCCTGATCCAGTCAGGAAGGTTCTTCATAATGTTTTTGACTTTTCGCACCAAGTTGCCTGCTGTCTCGAACTTGGTTGCCATAACAAGAATGGCTTTGTCACGGTGGAACAACATCATCCAAACAATGTAGCCAGCCGTAATTGTTGAGATACCTAACTGACGACCCTTATTGATAACATTGAAACGATAGTCGTTAAAGTCGTTTAATAATTGATCCTGATAATCATAGGTCTTAAACAACATAAGCCCGTGCATCGGGTGAGAAATGCGGGCATAGTTTTTTAGAAAGTAAGAGGGGTCTTTACCGCACTTAACGACTTCTTTGAGTATTTGCTTTTTCGTTAATCTTGGCATTCATTTTTCTTTATATACCACTTCTTGGGGTATACATGAGATCGCCCTGAATACGACGAATGAGATCCATAATTTCTTGGTCGCCTCCTGCTAGTGCTTCTACTTCTTCTGGAGACATTTGATCTAATTTTGAACGAGCGTTCATTCTTTGTAGAAGTATTTCGGCTGCGCTGCGAAGCCCAGTATCGCGTATGGGCTCGGTTGTACCCAATTCGTCTTCATCTGAAAAACCTTCAATTCCAGAACCCATCATTGTTTCAAGCTCTTCTTTGATAATTTGCTTTAATCTAACCTTTGTGATTTTCATTTCTTTTCTCCTGAATTTTTGGGTCTCTTGTCATTCTTTGGACGAGTACCAAGACCGCCTTGATCTAAAAACTTTTTCCAATCGGCAGCAAGCCTGTCTTCAGTTGCCTCACCAACGATGGCAACCTCTTCCATCCCGCCGACTTTATATTCCATAACGGCTGTAACCCAGGAGCGGACTCTTGAAGAGTTTTCGACACGAATGTCAATCTCTCCCTCTTTAGTGAGTTTAACAGTGGAGCCGGTAATCTTGCGTGCTTCTTTTTTAAGGAATTTTACAATCTCAGCCATCTGTGATTCGACATCAGACTCGAAACCGTTAGCATAAACTTCTTTGAGGGTGACCTCGGACATGTAAGAAAGGCGCATCATATTGCCATGGAACTTGACATTGAAGCCGTCCATTACTCGCTTATCGATAAGAGGGTCGCCTTCTTCTCTCTTTAAACCTGCTTTGATAGGTTCTCCATCTTCGGTCATTGCGCCGTCGTAGGCGTTTGCTGCGGCTTGTGATAAGCCCTGGACGATTTCGTAAACTGTAGCCATTATAATCTTCCTTTAAAATAAATAGTTGCTAATCTTGTTTGGGTCTCCACCCTTTTTGCCAGCGCTCCTCTCTTCCTTCTACCCATTTAATGTAGCATTTATAGCAACAGTCAAACTTTATGAGCGATACATCATCGCGTGTAGAATGCGAGAAGACACCACAAACAGGACAGCCTGTCTTGGATTCTCTATTAAGTAGTTTTCTTGAAACCTTTATTCCATTTACTTCTACTTTATCGTTGGCTTCATCGTTTTTCTTTTGTTTCTTGTAGAGATCTCGCATCTGCTCCAGATAAACTTTCTCTTTGTCCTCGTCCCATTCTGCTTTGGGATTCTGGATTGTCTCTTCTCCATACTTCTTAGCGATGGCTTGTTCTACTTTGACAATGTAGTCTGGGTCTTTGCTCATTTAGCCGCCTGCTGGATACCGTAGTAAGTGGCGCCGCCAAGGACAACACCGCCTGCGAACCAAAGCCACTTGCGGTGTGGTGCTTGCTTCTTAATGATTGCTTGCTGCTTCTCGATCACAAGGTCTTTTGACGCCACAATCTCGGCGTGTTGCTGGTCAAGCGTGGTTATGCGCGCTTCAAGCAGTTCCTTATTAAGTTTGTACTGAGAGGCTGCCTTATCAAGTTGAAACTCTACTTCAAGATCACACTTCAAATTGGTTTCTTCGTGCTTTGCTAATATTTCTGCGGCAGCAGGCACACTAAGCAAAACGCCCTCGAATGGGGCGGGCTGGTCTTCTGCGAGGACTGTGAAGTCTTCGGCGCTTGCGGTCGAGAGTAAAGCAAGCAATACTAGGCTATTCAACATATCTTAATCCGTAGGTCTCTTCAAAGCGCTGTATAATCAGAGCCTTGTCTTGTTTGAACTCTTTTATTATAACTTCTTTTTCTGCTCTCGTCAAGTCCTTTATCTCGGCTTGTCGTGCTTCGTATTCCAACTCCAACTCTTCTATCTCTATGCGATAGCGTTCAAGGGCTTCGTCACGCAGGCGTAACTCTTCGGTGTGGAGGGATTGTAAGGTGCTTATCTGATCCTTCAAAGACTGCTCGGTAATCTCGTGTGCTTTGATAATGTTGCGCACATCATACTGTGACTTGCCAAATACGACAAGAAGGAGAAGGACAAGTCCAATCTCCTTCCAGTGTTTTAAGCAGAATGCCAAAATCTTTTGCTTCACTCAAGTCCCTTAAGCTTTACAATAGCGTCAATTACAGACTGACCACCGAGATAAAGACCAGATATGATAACCCAGTCTGCTGATTCTAGTCCGCCCCAAGCCATAAGACCTGTAGCAGTAAGCCACACAAGTAGTTTGCGGGAAGTTAGTTTTTGTATACCTCTGTCGAGTAGTGCTTGTTTTTGTTCTTTACTCATCATTTGACACCCATAGCTTTTAGTTTTTCGTAAAGGGCGCCGATAATAACTGGTAAAGACATAACGCCGACGAGAGGTGCTAATTTCTTCGCTGCATCAATCATCAACTGCTGATTGGCTGGATCCATAATACCTTCAATACCTTCCTGCATCATATCATCGCCATCATCATCAAACTGCGAAAGTCTCGCTTCCTCGTACTCGTCGATTAATCCAATGCACTTTTGAAGAAGACGTTTAGCTGCTTCGCCGCCACCCGCGAGACTATAAGCCATGCCGATTATTTGGTCCGTCTGCTTCATTTCTTCTCTAGTGTCAGCACCGACCACGCCTTCGGGCGGTAGTTCAAAACTGTATTCATCATCCAACATAAAATCATTATCGTAATCATCATACATTTCTTTCATAATTTCTTCTTTGATTAGAGTTAATAGCTCTGATTTCTTTATTTTCATTTTTTATCCTTTGCGATCTTTGTCGCCGTTGCGTACATTACACTTTCGGCGTCATCGCCATAGCGCTTCTTGAAATCACTCTTTGATTTCTTTATGCCTTTAACTACTTTCTCTTTTTGTTTTTTCTCTGGTTCTGTCAATTTTCTTTCGTCTATTTCTTCTTTTTCCATCGCTTCCACTTGGGCGCGGACTTCTTCGCCAAACATCTCTCCTACTTCTTCGTTTGTGAGAACCACTTGAAGCTCTTCTTTGATGATCTGCCTCAGTCTGGCTTTCGTAATTTTCATTGTATTCTACTCAACTTAGCCTTAATGACACCGCCGTGGTCGGCTTTAAAATCTTGGATGCTTGCGCGAACAGACGCTTCATCAACCACCCCGGCGTACCAACCCTCAAATGTCTTAACGATTTCATATTTCTCAATAACTGTTTCGCTAATACCCTCGGATAAAAGTATTTCTTTTAGTAGCTCGCCTATTGGCTCAGCCGCTGGCTGCTCTACTTCCTCTACCACAACTGGAGTGGGCTCTTCTTTTACATGGATTTCTATAATGGGTTCTGGGGGAGCCTCACAGCACTCTGCCTCTTCGCAGCAATCATCGTCAGGACCGCATTCGGTCTCTTCGCAGCAATCTTCAGGGCAGCAGTCTTCTTCGACAAGTGCGGGTGCTTTCCCAAATAGGCTATTTAGCCAACTCCATAGTGTTTGTAGTAAATTCATTTTATTTTCCTTTCTCGATACCATTCATACTTAGTATCGCAATCAACCCAGGGACGTTTTTGCGAACATAAACCCCAGAGAAAAGTGTCTCGCAGCGACCGCCAACATAAGCAATCGCAGATTCAAGGTGTTTTGACACGCGCGGGTCGGCAACCATTTCTTCGCTTGCTACAAGAATAAGCGAGCCTGCTGCCGCCTTACCCTTGGGTGGAGGGCAAGCAGAGCGGTTCATACAGTTATGCATAATGGTTGTGCCGAGTTTGCCAGTGTTCGGGTCCTTGATCATTGTGGAGCCGATGAAGGCACGACCATCTTTACCAAAGCAAGTCTCCAAGTCCTTGGAGTCAAAAGATTGTATGGGGGAATCTTCGGTAGACAACTTGAGTATCTGCGCGAAGATCTTTGAGAACTGGGTATTGGCTACTGGATACATACCAAGCATACCGATACGACCGCGTAGGAGGCGCGTAGAGCGCTCGTTATCTACAACGATGTGCGGGTATGGCGTGACATCATTGAGCAGCGATAGGGCGTTACGGGCGATTGTGGGGTTAAGATTCTCCTGTGCTGTTGGCCAAGAAACAATGTAGACAACCTTGCCGCTTGCCTGAACAGATTGTAGGTAGCGCTCAAACACAGGCTGTAGAGCAACTACGGATGAACCTGTGCCACCGCCACCGCCTGCCATCACGAACAGCCAATCAACCTTGCCAAACTTAATGCGTAGGGCGTCTTCTACAATAGCGCCGTTCTGTGTTAGGACTTCCTTACCATAAGTGATGTTTTTACCAACCCCGTCAGAGTCAGGAATAAGAACGACGTGCTCTTCTTCTACATTCTTGGGAATGTCTTTGCCTGTGCTATTAACAAGCAGGGTCTTGTTGAAACCCAACTCGATCATAGCGTTTGCCATTTTGTTACCGCCGCCGCCAACACCAACAAAGCCCACGTTTATAGATGATGGAGTTGTGTTCTCAGGTAGCATATCTTCGTCAGAGTATTCCATCTGTAATCCGAAGTCCTCAACCATACCAAAGTCTTCCGCTTCTACTTCTTCGTGGAAGTGATCCTTTTCTTGGTTGAATGATGGGGGCGCTTCTGCTGGTGGCAGAAAGTCAAATTCGTTACTCATTGATTTACCTTTGCAAAACCTGCTTCTTTCTCAATCACAATCTGCATATCTACACAATCCTTGAGAGAATCAAGGTGAGAAATCAGCAAGACGTTCTTGAAATACACCTTAATTAGTTCCAAGATCCGAATAAATCCTGCCA